GCCACCACTGTCGAAGAGCTTTTGCTAGAAGAAAAGCCGGTAGTCACAAACAGAGAGAAAACCCGCGAACTTAATACAGCAGAACAATGCGCCCTACAGACAAAGAACATTGAGGCCGACAATTACGACCGCCGCGGTAATATCATTGATGATGATTTGTACCATAAGCTTAAGCTAGAGGTAATCGCTGAATCAGACGCCCGAAAAGCTGAAGAGGAAGCGGAGAAACAGCGAAACATACAGGCACAGCAACTACCAGCTGGCCAGCCAGCACAAACTAGCGCCGTAGCGACCGTACAACAGAACGTGCCAGCGTCAGTATCTGAGAGCCCACTTGCCACGCCGCGCACAAGCACACGTAAAGGTTACGACCCCGTACTAAAAGCCTTCTACGACGCAGCCAAAGCGCTTGGTATCTCTATCAAGAACAACGCAACAGCACAAAAGCACGTTAAGCGCCTAGAGGACGTACGAGGTGACGACTGGTGCATCAAGTACTTTGACTTTCTACGTATCAATTACCGGTCGTGGGAGTACAAGTACAAACCGGAGATTGGCAATGAACTTGACATGATCCATAAGGCAAAGGCCATCGAGAACGGTATGCGCCGTATGAGAGAAGAGCAACAACGTAAGTATAAGGTATACTAGAAAGGAAAGGGAGAAACACAAATGCCATATACACTTACCACCTACGACGGTGAAAAAATCGAACTAATGGAGCAGTCGCCCGAGAAGATTCGCGAGCTGGCAGCAGACGCGGGACTGGTAGCCATACAGGACTCGAAGGGACAGGTACACTATCTTGGCAAAGGCCGCCTTGCGAGCATCGACTATACGAAGCCTGAAGGGCCAGTAACGCCGCCAGCGCAGCGCCTAGCCATGGGTGACCAGAAAGACAACCGCAGCGAAGGGCCGGAGGCTGAGGCCAACAGGGCTTGGCGTGACGAGTGTGGGCACGACTACAAGCGCATGGCTAATAAGCAAGAGCGCGATGCTTTCATCAAAAAATGGCTTGAGGAGAACACCCAACAATAAAGTTGGGTTTTTCTTTAAAAAAGTGTTGACTTTCTAACGTCGAGCATATATACTGAAACTATCAACAACTTAAGGCGAAAGGACAATAGCCAAATGAGTATCATCAACACAATTAAAAACTTTATCAGCCGGCGCAAGCAAGAGCAGCAAGAGTGGGACGACGTAGACCAAATGCTTAACGAAGCGCTAGTAGACACTTACTTGGAGAAGATGTAACATGGCAGGCAAGATGGAAACTACAGTCAAAGCATTGATGGAAGCGCGCAATAACGATGGCAAATGCAAGTGTTGCGGCAGAAAGATCGTGTTATACAAATACAAAATCGCACCAGCAATGGTTTACCTACTAAAAGACTTTGCGCGTATTACACAACGTCAAGTCTCTGAGGGCAAGAGCGACCCACGCAGTGTAGATGCAAACGATATTGATCGTCCATTCTCTGTACGCGCACAAATCACGAAGCTGCGGTTTCACGGACTTTTAGCTAAAGTGAAGGATGATCGAGGTGTACAGGTGCGGCGTATGTGGGTCGTCACAAAGAAAGGTTGGCGATTCCTCGCTGGCAAACCTGTAGAAGCACAGGTAACCGTATACAATAACGTAGTACTTGGCCACTCCGGCGGCCTGTGTGTTATCGACCAAATCTTGGGCGTGACTGGTGAGTATATCGCTGAGCCAATCACAGAGCGCCAAAGCAAAGAGCTAGTTGGCCTTAAAGGCGATAAAGCCAAAGCAAAGGCCAAAGACCTAGGTTTGTGCTAAAATACCAGTAGGGCCGTGCAGCTTGTCCCACGCGGCCCTACTCTTATTTAAAGAAAGGACACTATGAAGATCGAGCACATCAATATAAACCAGCTAAAGTTTGACGAGAGAAACCCCCGCATCATCGATAAGGATGAGTTTGCGGGGCTTGTATCGTCTATAAAGACGTTTGGCCTCGTCGACCCTGTTATTATCAATCACGACAACACAATTATTGGCGGCCACCAACGCACACGAGCCGCCCAAGCCGCCGGCCTCATTGATGTGCCATGCATCCGCCTAAACCTAGACGAGCACGACAAGATCAAGCTAAACGTGTTGCTGAATAGCCAAGCCATTAGCGGCCGTTATGATGAGCTAAAGCTAGAAGAGATTCTAGACGAGCTAAAATTTGATCAAGACTACCTAGAGCTACGACTAGATAAGCTAGAGATTAAAGACCTAGACACTGAACGGCTCATATCACCAAGTGGCACAAAGCTAATGCCTGAATCTGTCATAGACGGGCGCAAGCTAGACTGGATCAAAAGCGATGAGCTATGGGCGGAGTCGGGAGTAGATACCGGAGAACGTAGCCCCACGCTGTACCAGACGCTGTATGAGTGGTTTTGTCCGCAGGGTGGTCTCATTATGCACCTTAACCCAACAAACGGCGCACCGGGCCTTGTAGCGGCCAAAAACGGCTACAACTTTATCGGCCTACAAGCTAACGATGCAGATTTAGAGGCTGAAGCGGCTGAAATACTCACACCAAACGATGGCGGGCTAGCCTACGTGAATGGCGACATTACCGGCTACTTCATTGATCACCCCGACAAGACAGTAGACCTGGTAATATACGACATGAACACAGAAGACAAACATAGCGACCTGCTACTGTCTGACCTAGCAAAGAAAATGAAGCCTAACCGCTTTATTATCGCCATTGGCAACTATGAGCGTGCAGACGTGAAGAACGGCGGCGCTATCAATGACGTGCCGTACCTCACCCAAAAATATATTGACGACTACAACGGCCAGGTTGACCTATACAACCACATTATCTTTATCGAGAACACAGACACGAGCAAGTATGCTGCCAAAAACTTTAACAACGTACGCAAAGTGGCCCGCATCCATACAGACGTAATGGTGTATACTAATGGCGATCCAGACAAAGCGATCGATGACTTTGCCGTTATCGACTTTTCCACAGATGAAAAGTAAAAAATCTTTGTAATTTCTATTGTTTTTCGTCGTGCATTTGCTATAATAAGAGCAGATAAGTAAGACGAAAGGATACTAAACAGGACGAGAAATAACTATTACACATAACACAACTAAACTTGAACATTAAAAACTAGGAGTAAAGACCAGATGGCCAATTTACAAAACCGTATCGAAGATCGCAATAAGGTAATGCGTGCAGCTATGATGTACATGGCGTGTGAAGCAGCTCGCACTATCTTGCTTGAGCAAATAAACAACAAAAACAGCAAGGTTGATTTGACTGCAGAAGACATTGTAGACCTTGCCATTATGCAAAACCGTGCGACTTGGGCACTTGAGGCGTCTCATGTCATTGATGACATTAAAGCAGACTTGAGAAAGCGCAAGAAAATCCAAAAGCTCGCACTTGAACAGCAATAGTAAACAAAGGGGGAAAATGGACGTAGACCCAAAGATGCGCGCCCTCATGCTGATCGTAGCAGATACTGTGATTGAAGGCTTTGGCAAAGACAAGAACGACTTGCCAGAGGTGACAAACGCAGAAGAGCTATTCGAACAGCTGATGGCGTACGCAGCAGCGCATGGACGCGAGGCAGTAGCCCGCGTGCGGCGCGACATTGAACAAATAAGAAAGGGGGCAGAAGGTGGCGACAAATAGCCAAGTACTAGACATTCGCGATGGCCTCGTAAAGTCGGGGCTGGAAATTACAGACGCTGAGCAGCTCATTAAAGCTTACGGTGCACCATTCACTGAGGTTGGCGAGATTCTCGCAACCTACAAAGACATTGTGGTAACTGACGTATCGCAAAAAGAGGAGATGCAGAAAGCCCGTAAGATGCGGCTCGCACTCCGCGGCCAGCGCGTCAAGATCAAAAAGACACATGACTTTTTGAAGGCAGACGTGTTGAAGCAGTCAAAGGCAATCGACTTTGTAAACCGTGAAGCAGCCAAGATTATCGGTGAAGCCGAGAAATATCTCGAAGACCAAGAGAAGTTCGCCGAAAATCTCTTGAAGAAACAGCGAGAGGAAAAGCTGACAGAACGGCGCGCCAAGCTGATGATGTACACAGATGATATTAGCTTGTACGAGCCGACGCTCACGAGCTTGAGCGATGAGAAGTTTGAGCAGCTACTCGCGCAGCTAAAGCAGGCAAACGAAGACGCCAAGGCAGCAGCAGAAGCTGAAGAGGCCAAGCGCAAGGCAGAAGCTGAGCGCGCAGCCAAAGCGGAAGCTGAAGCCGCAGAGGCCAGGCGCAAGCAAGCAGAGGCCGAGGCAGAAGCCGCACGACTCCGCGCCGAAAAGGAGGCAGAAGAGCGCGCCAAGGCTGAAGCGGAAGCAAAAGCGGCAGAGGAAGCTCGCAGGGCAGCGGCAGCGCCAGACAAAGAGAAGATCATGGCCGCTATCGACGCAATCGAGTTTAAGGTGGAAGGCCTCACAGACCTACAGGCTATAGAGTTTGCCGAGAAGATCGCGCAGCACCTCGAAACAGTCAAAACCAATTATAAGATCAAGGCAGGTAACCTATGACAATAAAGGAATTTGAAGAGGCAATAAAAGGCCCAGGGTTCGATATTAAGCGTGGAGCAGATCATTGTTATGTTGTACGCGGTGACGATACTTTTGCAAGAATCTCTAGGTGGCGTATACGATATGTCGACACCTACTATAACCAAATGTCAAAGCTCGACGAAGAAAAAGGCTTGGCTATTATGACAGCGGTGTTTGAGTTTACTAACACACCGGTGGACAAGCGCGAAGACGGTGATTACCGAGTATACGCTATATATGAGGAGAGCGAGTTTGTCGGCCACAAGCTGTATGTCGCAGGATACGGCAAAAACGGCGAAAAGCTAGCACTAGACGCTAATATTTTAACGTCGATTAGTTTCTCGCGTAATAAGGCAGAGGCGGTTGCAGATCATGTTGGTAAAATCACAGACCGCAAGTTTGAGGTTGAGGAGGTTAACTATGACGATTAGCGAACTTGAACAGCAACTAGCTGATATGGGGCTTAAGCTTTACATAGACGATGAGCACCACTACTATGTCGATGACAAGGACGATTACCGTTATGCGTATGTAGAAAAGAGTTGTCGTTTTCTGATTGATACCGACACCGAGCATTTCAAGATGCTACAAACCAAGAAACGCAAACAACTATTTAACCTCCTCATGGAGTTTGCCGCCACACCTCTTTATAGGCGAAAGAACACAAAGTACTACGTGAGCGTTAAGTGTCAAGGTTACTTTGGCAAAAATCGTACCTTCTGGGTGTCTGAGTATAATACATTTGCAGAAGACTATGAGCTTTCATCGAAGTACCAAGACGCCGCCAAACTAGACGAGGAAGTGGCAGACAAGATCATAGGCATGCTACCGCCAATAGCAGCGATCAAGAAAACAAAAGTAGCCGTAGAATAGAAAGGAAAAACAGAATGGCAAAAGGATTTAGCAAAGCAGTGGTAATGGGCAACCTAGTCCGTGACCCTGAAACAAAACAAACAAACAGTGGGCACAGCGTAACCAGCTTTACACTCGCAGTAAACGGTCGAAACGATGACGTTGCATACATTGACTGTACAGCCTGGAATAAGGGCGGCGAGACAATCGCGCAGTATCTCCATAAAGGTGATGCGCTGCTTGTCTCTGGCCGACTTAACCAGAGCCGCTGGCAAGATAAGGACGGCAACAATCGCAGCAAGATCGATGTTGTAGTTGATGAGTTTGCTTTCATTGGCAGCAAGAACAATAGCGATGGTGGTAGCACGCAAACAGCACCACAGCCAAACTACGATGTGCCAGCACCGGTGTCCGACATTAACATCGCAGACATTCCATTTTAGTAGACAGGCAAAACAAACATGGATTACGAAACAGTTGAGATTAAATACCGCGACGAAGAGACAAAGGGTATCGGTGTACCGGCTGGCGTGTGGGTAGCACGCCGGCTGAGTAGCGGCGAAATATTCAGTTACGGCACACTCGAAGGCTTAAAGCAAAAAGCGATTGCACGACGTTACAACTACATTGTGTATCGCAAGGACAATAAACTTGGTGGGTATGTCGCAGACGAAGTATTTGACTGTACAAAAGGGGTACTTGGCAAAGACTGGCACAAAGTGTAGAATATTTGTAGCTGTGTGTGGGCGCAGCTGCCAGATTCCTCCTTTATGTTGAGACGCAGCGATTGTTGCGTCTCTTTCTTTTGGTGTATAATGTGACCATGGCAAAGACACAGAGACGCAACCTAGACGTGAGAAGCGACACTAAGACGAAAGTGCCGCCAGTTAAAAGTCTAGACATAACAAAAAATGATTCTAAAGATATAGAGATTACGGACATGCGGCTTGAGATGGTGCTCACACAGATGCTAAACGGTGCACGCACCTCTATCATCAAGCAGACGATCAAACAGCAATGGAATATTGGCGAGCGCCAAGCCCAAAAGTACATTGCAGCGGCTAAAAAGCGTATCAAAGCATCATACGATGAGCAAATACCAGACTTTATACAAACGCAGCTCGAAAAGATCAACCATGTGTATTACGAGTCTATGAAGAACGGAGAAAGGGCAAACGCACTAGCAGCGCTAAAGCAAGCGGCACAGCTTGTAGGGGCTGAAGCACCGACCAAGTCGGAAACAACAGTAAAAATATCTGGTGCGATAAAGGGCATGAGCGATGACGAACTTACAAGAATCATCGAGGGAGTTGCTGGAACTGAAAGCAGCAGCAGCGATGGAACTGATCGAGCGAAGAGCAGTTAATGACTTTAACTACTTTGTGAATCATGTTTTCGCCCTCTCATTTCAAAGCGACTTTGTGAGTGGGCAATATGTTGCTGATGTATGCGAGCATATGGACAAACACCCATATGCTATGTATATCACAGGCCGTGGCCACTTTAAGAGCACACGCCTATACGCTCGTCTCATGTGGCACTTATTGCGCTTTAAGCGAGAGAAGCGACGCAGCCCGGTAGAGGGCTGGTACTTTAGCTATAACAGCGAGCTAGCAGCCTATCACTTGTCAAAGGTGCGTAGCCTGGTAGCTATCAATCCATTTTATTCAGAGCTTACAAACTACAAGAGCCAGACAGACTCTGTGCTTGGATTTGCGAAGGTAGGCCCAAACCAGACACTAGACAAAGCGCCTAAGTTCCTTGTAAAGCCCGCCGGCCTCCTCGCCTTTAAGCGTGGTATCCACGCCAACCTTATCTACGTAGATGACCCACTAAAAGACCCCGAGAATAAGCTGAAGCCTACCGTCATTCGTAAGATCAACCGCATCGTCTCTACTGAGCTACTGCCTATGGTAAACAAAGGCGGTGAGTGCTATGTAGTTGGCACGCCACAGACAAACGACGACTTTTTCTTTGATAAGGGGCTAAGCACGCTATTTGCCCAATGGTTTACGCCGGCCATCCTAGACTGGAAAGCTGAGAAGGTGCTATGGCCAGACTTTTATACATTTGATGACCTTATGAAGATTAGGGCAGCACAGGGCGACAAGACATTTAACCAGGAGTACATGGCGCAGCCTGTCTACAATGAGGACAGCTACATCAACCGTGAAGCCCTAGAGAGTGTGAGTACCGAGCTATGCTGGAAAAAGCGAGATTGGAATAAGGTACTAGCTGACGCTGTAGTTGTAGGCGGTTTTGACATTGGCAAGAAACGCCACCCAAGCCACCTGGCGCTATTCATCAAGAAATACAGCGAGACAGAAGACGGCGACGAGATTATAAGCTACCGGCAAATATACTCATTCTGGATGGACGGCTGGCAATACGAGAAGCAGTACAAAGAACTAAACCAGATATGCGAACTATTCAACGTATCTAAACTGTACTATGATAATACTAGGGCTGAATTTGAGGGATTTGCTGAGCAGGGATTACTAAACCCTGTTATGGAGCCGGTAACATTAAACGCCAAAAACCAAACAAAGATGGCCGCCAACCTAGACATGCTCATAACCAACAACCGCATCAGTCTGATCAATGAGCAAAGGCAGACGAGCCAACTCCTCATGGTAGACAACGCATTACAAGCGCTAGAGTCTCCAGAGGGACATGGTGACTCATTCTGGAGTATCTGTATGGGTATCTCTAATGAGGATGAGGGCGATATTTGGATTCGCTATTAACAATAATAGGATGATAAGCTAATGACCAATAACAAAGGATTATTGCAAAGGGTGTACGACGCAGTAATAAACCGGCAAGAGAAGCCGGCGGAATCACGCGCCAACTACCTGAGCGATGACGGCGGAGTATATTCGTACAACGCTGGTATGCCATCATTCCAAGGTGGCAAAATAAAAGAGTACAAAGACAAAGCAAGCCAAGTAACCGCCAACAAAGGCTGGGTATTTGCAGCTAACGACTTTATCGCTGAAGCTTTCAGCGGTGTTGAGTTTCAGTTAGTGAAGACAGACAGGAATGGTAACCGTCAAACGATTACCGAGCACCCTATTTTGTCATTGCTACAAAGCCCAACAGACAGCCAGCATGGTATGCAGATGCTATACCTACACGCTAGCTACCTGAACATTAACGGCGAGAGCTACATTGTGCCTACAGGCGAAAACACAGAGATGCGAGGCTTACCAGCAGCGCTTACCGTATTGCCTGCTCACCTAGTCGAGTACAAAGTAAACAAAGACACCGGCGACGAAATTATGCGCTATGGTGACTACTACTGGATGAACACAGACACAGAGCGGCAGTTTTACCGTGATTACCGACCAAACCCGGCTAGCCCGCGCAATGGTATGTCGGTTATTCAGGCCGCAGCCGGCGCAGTAGACACAGACGATAAGGCTGTAGACTACAACCAGCGCTTTTTTGCCAACAGCGCACGGCCTAGCATGATCATCGAGTCTGAAAAGCAGATGACCGATGTAGCCTTTAGGCGGCTAAAACAGCAGCTTATCGAGTTTTACAGTGGTGGGCAAAACGCTTATGTACCAATGATCCTTGGTGGCGGCGCTTCTGCGAAGCAATTCGTTTTGACCCAACGCGATATGGATTTTCTAGAAGGCCGAAAATTGAGCCGTGACGAGATTTTGGCGATGTTTCGCGTGTCTCCAGCGCTGCTTGGTATGATCACGTCGGCTAACAGGGCTAACATGGAAGCGGCAGAGTATCACTTTGCCAAGTACACATTGCTGCCACGTGTCCGTGCCTTCTGTAACTTTATCAATAAGTACGTGATTGATCCGTTTGATCCAAGCCTTGAGCTTACCTTTGTAGACTTTATACCGAGTGATTCGAGTGTAGAAGCTAGCGCCAACACGGCAGCTATCAATAACTGGATGACGGTTAACGAAGTGCGCAAGACATTAGACCTGCCACCTATCGAAGGCGGTGACGTGCTGTACCGTCCGTCTGGCCGTGTAGAGATTGGTAAGAGCGAAGAGAGCGAGCCTGAGCCAAAGGCAGAAGACAAGCAGCCTGAAGCCGCAGAGAGCGACGAGGACAAAGAGCAGGGCAACAAAGAGCAAGACGACAAGAAACTAGCAGACGAGGCCAAGAAACGTGCCCGGCGAGAGCTGGCTATTATGCTAAAGCGCGCAGCAACTCAAAAAAAAAAGAGGGTAGAGAAGCGAGCCGCTGATAGATTCCAGCAGGGCGAAAAGCGGGTGGCGGACATGCAGCCGCGGCTAGATAAGTACGAGGCCAGCTTTAGGAAGGCCGCCCGCAAGCACTTTGAAGCGCAGCGCAAGGCTGTGATTGACGAGCTAAATGAAGTAGAGGACGGCAACCGTAGCTTGGCAAAGCGTGACATTGACCCTGTCTACAAGCAGCTAGCGCTCATTATGAGTGATGAGCAGTGGGACATTAACCTACAAGACGCGCTTATGCCGCTATACACCACGCTCATGAAAGATCAAATCAAGGACGCCTGGGCACAGCTACCGAACTTTAAGCCGCCTAAAGACGTGCCGGCCGTGTCTGAGTTTGTGAAGCAGCGTGCACGCAAGATCGCTGTAGACATTAACGACGAGAGCCAGAAGCAGATACTGCTGACGCTAGCCGAGGGTATCGACAAGGGCGAGAGCCGTAACGAACTACGTGCCCGTGTTGAGAATATCTTTGGCGACATGAGTAGCAAGCGAGCAGACCGTATTGCCCGCACAGAGAGCGTACGAGCGGCCAGCCAGGCCGATATATACGGGTGGGATGATTCAGACATTGTAACTGGTAAGGAGTGGCACACCAAGCTGGGCGACGCCTGCCCATTCTGCCAAAGCCTAAATGGCAAGATCGTGGAGCTGAACAAACCATTTGTTGAGCTAGGCGACAGGCTGGAGGTTACGACTACCAGCAAAGCAGGCAACCCTGTGACGCACACGCTGAAGGTAGACTACGAGCCCATGGTAGGCCCGCCAAGCCACCCTAACTGTCGTTGTGTACTCTTGCCAGTAATAGTTGACCAGTAATAGAATAAAGCTAGGAGATAAACCATGAACATTATTTTACGTAACAGCGTACCCCAATCAGTAGATGAAGATAACCACACCGTGCGTATCCGGTTTACTGATGAGTCTGTAGACAGTTACGGCACTAGCCTGAAGTTTGACGGCTGGGACTTTAAGCGCTTTATGGACAACCCAACCGTGCAGCTGGATCATTACAGCGACGCAGCAAGCAATATCGGCCGTGTCCTGGAGATTATTCCGGTGCCTGATGAGCGGGCATACGATGCCATTGTGCAGTTCGACGTAGACGACATGAGCGAGTATGGCGGCAACTGGGCGTGGGGTAAGGTGTCGCGTGGCTTTCTCCGTACCTGGAGCGTCGGGTTTGAAAACCTGGTAAACGAAGGGCTTGAGTACCTGAAAAACCAGCTGTTTGAGATTAGCCTGGTTGGCATACCGTCTAATACAGGGGCTACCACTCGTGCATTGAATGATGGTAGTATATCTGAAGAGGAGGCAAGGGGCTTGATGAAACGCTACTACAGCGAAGCGCGCAAGCTTGAGGCAGCCCTCGACAATACAACAGCTAAACCAAAAGGGGCACGTATGAACAAAGAGGAACTACAAGCGGTAATAGCAGAAGCTGTGAAACCATTACAAGAGCAGCTAGCAGCTTTACAAGAAAAGCTAGCCACCGAAGTTGCACCAAAAGCAGAAGCCAAAACCGAAGAGGATACGCCAGCTGAAGCTGAGCCGAAAGCCCCGGCAGAAGCTACCGAAGATAAAGCGGCCACTGAGGACGCCAGCACACAGGTAGACGAAACCGAGACGATCAGCGATGAAGAGGCCGAGCGCATCATTGCAGAGTTTGAAAAGGAATTGGCCGAGAGCGAAGGTGATGAGTCATTAGGTTATTAAAGTAACGATAACAAAGGATACAAAGTAAATATGCCTTACACAAAGGAACAATTGGCCGAAGAGATTGAGAAGCGCCAAGCTGAGGCCCGCAAGCAGGCTGAGGCACGTGCTGCTCGTCACGCAAAGATGGCCGAGCACAACAAAGAAATGAGCGAGAGCGACCGAGGCCGCGCACAAACCCGTGCATGGTTTAACGCTGTTCGTACCGGTAACACGCAGGAACTACGCCGTATCGACAGCGAAGTTGCTCGCGAGTACGCCGACATTGACATTGAGGTACGCCGCATGGGTTACCGTGCAGACAGCCAGAACGTCACCACACAAGCTGATGGTGGTTACCTCGTGCCTACCGTTATTGAAAAGGCTATCGTCGAGAAGATGGTGGACGTTGCGCCTATTCGGCAGTTTGCTACCGTTATTAGCAACGCGCCTGCCAACCTCCGTGTGCCTGGCCAAGTTAGCCGGCCACAAGTAGCCTGGACAGCTGAAGAGGCTGCCTACAATAAGACAAAGGCAACCTTCTCTGGGTTCGACATTGTCGCTAAAAAGCTTACTGGTATTGTGCCTCTTACTGAAGAGTTTCAGCAGGACGCAGCTGCCTTTAGCGTTGTTGAACAGCTTTTGACTAAGCAGCTCGCTGAAGAGATTGCCTACCAAGAGAATATCGCTTTCTTGGCTGGTGATGGCACAAGCAAGCCACGTGGTATCCGTACCCGCAAGAGCGCTTTGCCAGCAGGCCAGAAGATCAATATGGGTACTAACCTTACAGCGCTTAACTACGACGTTGTCAAGAAAGCTTACCGTGCTATGCCTATCAGCTACCGCCGCAACGCTTTCTGGGTTGGTAACACTAACTTGGTTACACAGCTTGACACTGTCAAGGATACCACGGGCCGCTACATCTACACCCAAGATGTTCGCGATGGTCTGCCATACGACAAGCTGCTTGGCCTTCCGTTCGTAGAGGTTGACGCAACTGCTATGAACTTTGACGAGCTGTGGCTTGTAAACAAAAACTGTTTCTGGATCACTGACGTTGCCGGTGTACGCATTGACTTTGGTTACGCTAACGGCGACTTTGAGAGTGGCCGCAACAGCCTCCGCGTGATGAAGCGAACAGGTGCAAGCCCGCTGATTACTGACGGGTTCGTCGTGGCAAGCGTGAATGGTGCTTAATTAAAAGAAAGGACACACTAAATGGCACACATCGTATTTACAGAATGTTTGGACGTTTACGTACCAGGTGACCACCTGTACCACGTGACCCAAAAGAAACTTGACTACCTGGACATGCTGACAAAGGTTTACTTTGACGGCGAGCCACGGTACAAGATCGTTGAGACTCACGAGCAAGAGGAAGCCCGCGAACAGGCTGCCTACATTGCCGAGAACAAAGACGCTTGGCAAGTCGAGAAAGACGCACTGATTGCCCGCTACAAGGCTGGCGACCAGTACGCCGCTCGCGAGTGGGAGCTGTCCGCATTTGCTGATGAGCCAGAGTTTCCATACGAGAAGGTTCTCACCGAGATGGAAGCAGAGGAGAAGGCAAAGGCTGAAGCTGGAGCCGCTGGTAAAGACGAGCAGCCACCTGCTGAGGGTGCTGGCAAGGACAAGAAATAGCCAACAGGCTGTGACTTGCGAAGGGGATGGCCTGGAGGCTGTCCCCTTTTCTGTTTATAGGAGATAATAAAGCTATGGCTATAGTTACATTAGACGAAATAAAGAAACAGCTGGGTATCACCGGCAACGATAGAGACGCTGAGCTACAAATGTATATCGACATGCTGCCACAGTGGCTGTATGACATTACGGGCGTTTGGTTCGGGTCGCTAAAGACAGAGACAGAGATACAGGATTACAGGCCTGTGGTGTTTCTGGACAACGTGTACATCAAAGAGGTGTCGAAGATCAAGCAGGGTAGGATCACCGACGAGACTACAGAGGACAGTCTGAGCGAGGTACATGGCTACAGCGTAGACAATAAGACCGGCCGCGTCACACTGTCTACGACAGGCTATAAAGACCAATACGAGCGCACAGACTACGACCAACTCCATATTACTTACACGTACGGTCTTGAGGACGTGCCAGCAGCCGTGAAGATGGCCGCTATCCTTATGGTGCGTGGCATGGCTAATGAGATTAGCAGCGGTGGCACTACAGTCACATCTGAGCGTGTGGGCAACTACCAGAAGACCTACAGCGTATCAAAGAAAGAGCAAACGCTGTTAGCGCCGTTTGTGAGGTTTCTCGTATGATTAGCGCCAACATGCTACGTCATACCGTGACCGTTAAGCGCCTTATGAAGACGCAGGGGATGGTGCAGAAGACACAGGCCGTTATGAGCGGCGTGCCATGCACTATCTTGCCCATGAGCCGTGAGAACAGCGTGGCGTACAATATCAGTGCCTACAAAGCGTTTGACATGTACGCCAACACTGACAAGATCAAGGTAAATGACACTGTGACTGATCAGGCTGGGCGCAACTACGCCGTCAAAGCGCTTAACCCGTACGAGAACTTTGACAATGTGACTCACTCACATTACGTGCTGGAGCTTGCCGCGTAATGTCTACTTACATCAAGGTTGATACTGGTAACGTACCGCAGCTAGGCCGTAGATGGCGCGGAGAGGCCTCTGGAGCTGTCCAGCGTATCTTGGCTAATGGTTCGGTAATAGTGCAGCGATCGATGCGTAAAAACGCCCCTGTGGGTGTCACACAGCGTCTGGCGGGCAATATACAGCGCACCGTTGGCAACGGAGAGGCGAAGATTACACCATTGAGTAAGTACGCACCGGTAATCGAGAAGGGCCGCAAGCCTGGCAGTCGTATACCGCCGTGGAAAAACGAAGACTTTCAACGATGGGTGCGAGCCAAGCTAGGTAATGTGTCGCCATTTGTGGTAGCCCGTTCCATTGCTCGTAAGGGTACGCAGCCACAGCCATTCATCGAGAAGACGTACAAAGAGACCGAGCCGCAGATACAAGAGTACGCAGCACGAGCCATAGCAAACGTAATAAGCAAGTTGGAGGCATAACATGCAGAATAAGATTAGCAACAAACTAGTAGAGGTAGTAAAGGCTATCCGCGACGAAGACGGCAACCCTGTGTTTGCTGAGGTTGTAGACTACGACGATGGAGTCAATAAGTATCAGGGCTACCCTGCTGTGATGATCGTGCCAGACGACGCACCAGCAGAGCTTGGGCAGAACACTGAAGTGCACCGCCGTGAGGGCTTTAATGTCATTGCCATCATTCCTATGAACGATGACGAGAGCAAGCGCGCAGAGGACTTTAAGAACATGCGCATACTGTCTGGGCTTATTCGTGACGCGATAGATGACACGGTAGACCTAGACGGGCTACGACACCGTGGCAAAGACCGTGTGCTAGGCGTTGTGCCAACGTCTGCCGGCTGGAGCGTGGCAACCGAGCCTGTGATGGCTTTAGTGGCTACTATCAATGTTATAGTGCGCTACGACCACTACACAGGTAACTAGTAAATTGTTTATAATCAGGTAGGAGTATGAACATGAACAATAACCAATCACCAAAACGTACCTACTTTAACCCCGAGACCGGCAAGACCGTTGAGGCCACGTCGGCACAAGAGGCGGCTTTGAGGTTCGACAATATGATCAATGAGACGTTTGATGAAGCTGAGCCAGTCGAGGCTGAGCCTGATACATCAGATGATAAAAGTAACACGGAGGCCAAATAATGGCAAATATCGACTTTATCGGTCGGCGTATTAGCTATGGTATCGCCAAGGAAGCTACGCGTGGCACAGCAGCTGCTACCGCGGCTCACTGGATACCTCACTTGAGCGCTGACCTACAAGACAAGCACGAGAGTGCACTTAACAACAGCGCCATGGGCGTGATCGACCTAAACAACGACGCTATCGTCACCCAAATCTGGAGCGAGGGTAAGATTGAGGGCAAGATCCAGGTAGAAAGCTTTGGCTTGATCCTGCTTGCAGCCCTTGGGCAAGTTACGAGCGCTGCCGGCGCAAAGGCTGGTACGTTCAAGCACAACTTTACCCGTCTTAACAGCAACTTGTCACCAAGCCTGACTATCTTTGAAAAGTCACCAGCTGCCGACCTTAAGTACGAGCTGTCGTGCCTTAAGAGCCTTGAGATTGACATTGTTACCGGTGAGTACGTGAAGTACACCGCTGACTTTATCGGTCGCCGGGGCACGCCTGCTACAAGCACCGTCACGTTTGTGGAGTCTGAAGCTGAGTTTACCAGTAAGTACTGCCAGCTGAAGATGGCCGATAACAAAGCCGGCCTTGCAGCAGCACCACGTGTATCGATCAAGAGCGCAAAGGTGAAGATTGAGCGTAACACTGAGGCCTACTACGAGGCTGGTAGTGTCACGCCTGCCGAGATTCACAATAAGGCGTTTGACGTTAGCTTTGAGTGTGAGCGGCGCTACAGCGACAACACGCTTAAGGATGCATCGCTGAAGAACACCAAGTACGCCCTCGAGCTTTCGATGGTGAACACCGACGACAAGATCGGTACAGCCAAGGATGAAAACCCTTCGCTTAAGTTTATCTTGCCTGCTGTCGTTATCTCTGAGTGGGAGCGCGACCAAGGGCTCGATGATGTTGTTATGGAGAAGTTCACCGTGCAAGGCCTCTTCTCTGCTGCTAACGGCACGCAGATTGAGGCAGAGCTGGTGAACAGCACCGCAAGTTACTAATAAATCAATAAGGAAAGGACACCAACCAATATGGGCCGTTTATCACAACAATTCGCAACCAAAGTAAGTCTAGCCATGTTAGCCGACAAGTACGGCAAGCTATGGAAAGACGCTTACGTAGAGATTGCACCACTAACCATGAAGCAGCTTCCAGAGCTACGCAACTTCCAGGGTGAAGCTAGCGCAGACGGCGAGCTAACCGATGACCAGACAGCACAGTTGCTGCCTATGGTTAAAAAGGGTTTTGTGGGTGGCAAGATCGTCTTTAACGGTGAGCTAGTAGACGCAGAAGCTGATGACCTGGACGATTTGCCAGTGTCCGCAGCATCGCAAGTGATTGTGGCAGCGGTTGGTGCTACTGACCCAAAATAGTTAGCGACTTGGAGCGCGTCATTTACTACGATAGGCCGGCGAAGGAAGCAGCCACATTGGACTTGCTAACTCGCCGGCGTTATCGTAAAGAGTTTGGGCTAACCGCCCAAGAGATGGACGACGAGCCGGTCGCAGAGGTTAATTACATGATGAAGATATTCTACCTTGAAGACAAGCGGAGCGAGTACGAGAATAAAAAGGCAATGCGCCAGAATAGCAGCGTAAACAACCATGGCTAATACTATACAGATCATTATCAAAGCACGAGACCAAGCCACCCAAGAGATGGACAGGGTGAGTGCTGCCTCCGGGAAGCTTAAAAAGCACCTAGAGCCTGTTGGTTCGGCCATGAAGCTTGTGGGCGCTGGTGCATTAGCTGCCGGTGTAGCCTCTGTGAAGATGGCCGGCGACTACGAGCAAGGCTTGAACATATTCAAATCAGTATCTGGTGCTACAGCGCAGCAGATGGCCATGGTGGCCGCTAAAGCACGTGAGTTGGGCCAAGATGCATCTTTGCCTGGTGTAAGTGCTAGAGACGCCGCAAACGCCATGACAGAGCTGTCAAAGGCCGGTTTGTCGGTGAATGATACACTAGCCGCATCAAAGGGCGTTATGTCCCTTGCTAAAGCAGGCCAGATTGACGTGGCAGACGCTGCTACTATCGCAGCACAAGCATTGAACGCTTTCAAATTGAAAGGGAGCGACGCCGGCAAGGTTGCTGACGTTCTCGCTAACGGAGCTAACGCCTCCGCTACAGATATTCGTGGCCTCTCTCTAGGCCTCCAGCAGTCCGCAGCTGTTGCTAGCCAGTTTGGTGTGTCATTAGAGGACACAGTGACCACACTTGGCTTATTCGCTAACCGTGGTATGCAAGGATCAGACGCAGGTACATCGCTTAAGACCATGCTTATTAGCTTGGCTAACCCGAGCAAAAAGGCCGCAAACCTTATGCATGAGTTGGGTATTAATGCCTACGATGCTAGCGGTAAGTTCGTTGGTATGCGGCAACTCGCCCAAAACCTCCAAAACGGGCTCAAAGGCCTGTCTGAAGAGCAGAAGCAGCAAGCGCTGGCCACTATCTTTGGTACTGACGCCTTCCGTGCGGCTGCCTTCCTGGCTGATTCGGCTGGTAAGTCATACGATGACATGTCGAAGGCCGTGGGCCGTTCTGGTGCTGCTATGGACTTGGCGAAGGCACAGAATAGCGGCTTTAACGGTGCGCTGGACAACTTGAAGAGTACACTAGAGACTGTTGGCACAGACGTTGGTATGAAGTTACTGCCACCGCTAACAAAACTCATTAAAGAGCTTGCAAACTCTGGCATCATCGAGGCATTTGGTGCGGCCCTTACGGCGCTTACGCCTATTATCTCTTATGTCGCCTCCCTGTTTATAGCGCTAAAAATCAATCAGGTTATAGGCTGGTTCGGTGGCCTATTCGTCAAAGTTAAGGAAGCTGGCGGTGCTTTTAAATACTTGGCCGGCGTCATCAGCAAAAACCCAATCGGGCTCATCATAACTGCGATTGCCATTGTCATTCCGCTACTTATCGACCTTGAGCAGCGTTTCCACATCTTTAGCAACGCAGTTGAGTGGATCAAGACCGCCTGGAACGGCATGGTTGAGTGGTTTACTGGCATCTTTAACGGCATTGGCCAGGCACTGAGTAACGTATGGCAGGCTATTACAACAGCCTTTAACAATGTGACTGCTTTCTTGCAAAATTGGGGCCCGACCATCCTTGCCATCATGTTCTGGCCATTCTCGCTGCTTATTGGGCTTGTGATTACCTTTAAAGACCAGATTATGGCCGTACTAAACGCTTTGTGGAGTGGTATATCGGCTGGATTCCAAGCTGTTACCGGCTTTATCCAAGCAGTTTTCCAAACCGCGTCTGCTGTCGTTATGGCTGTATGGTCGCCTATCGCTAGCTTTTTCGGCGGTGTCTGGGCGCAGATCCGCGGCATCTTCTCTGGCGTCGGCAATTTCTTTGGTGCTGTGTTCGGCTGGGCCGCTAATGCGGCATCTGGTGCGCTAAATAGCATCATTGGCGTAGCTAGCGGCGTGTACAACGCTATTGCGAGCTTTTTCCGGCCAATCGGTACTGTAGCTGGTAATATGATCGGCGGTACTATCCGTGGCGTCGTCAACGGCATCATCGGCATGGTGCAAAACGGCCTTAACAGCTTTATCAGTATGATCAATGGTGCGGCCGGCATCATCAATAAGATACCTGGCGTGCACATTCCTGGTATACCTCACATCGGCTTACCTCGTCTCGCCTTTGGTGCGAAGAACTACGCCGGTGGTGTTACCTTGGTTGGTGAGCGCGGCCCTGAGCTGGTTAACCTTCCGAAGGGTGCTGACGTGTACACTGCTACACAGACAGCGAACGCCTTCCGGAATAGCCGAGGCGGTGGCGGCGGTGTTACAATACAACACATGGAAGTACACAACGACGTTGATGCGCACAATGTAATAGAGCAAATCGGCTGGAGGTTAGCACGGGGATGATCATTAAACTAAACAACTTTGTAATAAACGATCGAGAGAGTAGGTTTTACCTGGACACAGTAAAAGGTTTTGCCATTCCCGAGATTCGTACGAGTAGCGCCGTCTCGACTGAGAGAGACGGCGGCTACGTCGCCTCACAGTTCTACGGTATGCGTAAAGTGTCTATACAAGGGCGTATATTCGGCGAAGATGAAGCAGAGCTAGAGCAGAAGCGTAAAGAGATTATGGCGGCTGTGCGGCAAAGATCAATCGCTATTGAGCTGATCACCAATGCCGGTAACTCGTACTTGGTAAATGGCCACCTGACTGATTCCGAGATGGACTTTGACCGGTTAATCAATAGTTCCGACTTTCGCTTTGAGTTTCTGTGCCCCGACCCTGTTATCTACGACAACACAGACGGTACAGCGCTATCTGTACAGGTTGGCAAGCAACGTGGCGGTGGTTACACCTTCCCGTATGTATTACCTGTTAGCTGGCAGTCTGGTAGCGGCGAAGTTACAGCACGTAACAACGGTAACGCTCCGGTAAAGCCTGTAATCAAGTTTAAGGGCAGCATGACCGACCCAACGCTGATTAACGTTACTACCGGCAAGCTTGTGCAGCTGTCTGGCTTTAGTGCGCCAGAAGGTAGCGAGGTTGTCATTGATACCCGTACCCGTAGCGTCCTACTAAATGGCGGCAATATCTTTGACAAGCTGAGTGACCAAAGCACGTTCTTTAGCTTACAACCTAGCGATAATGTCTTTAAGCTGGAAAGCGCAAGCGGTGCTGACACAGTAGTAGCTATCGTTGAGTGGCGTAACGGCTTTATGGGGGTATAGTATGGACTTTAAACATGGCAGCGATTACGCATTTGAGCTATGGCACAAGAATGGCCAGAAGCTCGCAGACATTACCCACCTCTGTAAAAACCGGCGCTACTCTACTGAGCGCAACGAAGCTGACACTATCGAGTTTATGGTAGACTTGCACGAGTTTGAGCGGTACTGTGCTAGTATCGGTACACCTCCGCAGTCATTACTTTACCCGTTGCAGACAGATGTGCGGGTGAAGCGCAATGGCGTATATATCGTAGGCGGCCAAGTAACGTCTACCACCATTAAAATTGACCAAGAGGCCGATATTGAAGTACGCGTAACTGGCTACCTAAACATGCTTAAAGACCGCCTGGTAACCAATGAGTACCGCCAGACAGACGCCGCAGAGATTGCACTTGACCTTGTGCGCCGTATCCAGAGCGATAGCACAGGCGATATGGGCATAGAAGTGCCGCACGACGGCCAATACATGACCGGCAAGCTACGTGACCGTACATACAAGCGCGCTGACGTTAAAGACAAGATACTGAAGCTTACCAACCTCATCGATGGCAATTTTGACGTGAGGGTTACCCCTGACAAGAAATTTTACACATTGTCTACCTTTGGCTCGCCACGCACTGACATTGAGTTTGTCATTGGCGGCCCTGAAGGTAACGTAAAGAGTGCCTCCATCGAACGTTCGGCCACTAGTGTGTACAACAAAATCTGGGGGCTTGGTTCTGGTTTTGGTGATGACCAAATCGTATCAGTGCAGAGCGACCCGCTGAGTATTAACGCTTACTACACACGTGAGAAGGTTGTGACATTCAACAGCGTTAAAGAGCAAAGTACCCTAAACCAAAACACCGCCGCAGCTGTAGCCAAATACTCTACTATGCTCGAGATTCCAAAGATAACTGTAACCGGCCGTGAGTTTGATACAAACTACATTAGGGTTGGTGACTACATACCGGTGCGCACAAGCGGCCACAGCATGATTGAGGGGCTGAATAAGGTGTACCAGGTGCAGAAGATTGAGGTACACTTGGACGACAACGGTTTTGAAGAGCAGATAGAAGTTTATCTAGACGACTTTACCGTGCCGCAGATTCAAGAGGATCAAGACGATGACTAGGCTCGATCGTCTGTCTGAAAACACTTTGTATGAGGAGCTGAGGCAACTCCAGATTGACTTTAGGGAGCTGAAGCATACACAGCCTACCTCTGGTAAGAGCGGTGTGCGCACGTATGAGAGCGAGACAGGCAGTACATGGGACTACGACGGCACGATTCCTAACGGCTCACGAGAGATTACGGTAACGTTTACCGGCAATGGCTCACAAACACAGCCTATCGTAAATGGGTACATGTTTATGCATATGAGCATAATCAACAATGACGCGTGGAGCTTCCCGCAATATAGCTCGATACAGGGCGGTTTATACTACGAAGACAGCGACGGCGCAGCAGTGACCGTGCGCAAACTCATGGAAATTGACGAGTCGCTAGCTGGCGACCCATTAAAGACGCGCTGGAAAACACTCATATTAAACACTGGAAACATTTGCCGCCTCCGCTTTAAGGTGCGTGTGCGCGGTACGTGTGCTGGTTATATAGAGGTATCGGTAAGATGACAGTTGAGAGAATGAGCGAGCTACCAGGCGAGAGGCTCGAAGCTTTATTGTCTGAGCTAGAGAGGGAGATGGCCGAAATTAAAGAGTCGCAGATAATCAGCGGTGACAACATGCGCTTTACCGAGAGCAGTACTAGCGCTATATCTGACTGGCAAGGGCCACTGCCTCGTGGTGGGCAGTTTGGTAACGCTGGGGCAAAATTCCTACGAGTTACAGCTACGGCCAAGCATAGCGAGGTATTGTTTGCTGACATTATCTTTGAGGCACGATACCCTGACGGCATACTGGTATATGAGACAGACCAGAAGACAAAGCCGTTTGGCCAGTTCTTTAAACGTATTGTGCAGCCTCTGCCGCTCGTGTCTAACCGTACAAACCAGGTTGAGTGGCTTGTAGGCGTCACTGGCACAGCTGGGCAAACCGTGAGTATGAAAGTGTATATAGTAGCAAACGACAGTGTAGAAGTAGGAGTGGTAGAACATGTCTAGGATGGATATGATGACGGCTAATCGTCTTTATCAGCGTATCAACGCTTTGCGTCGATTCCGCGACGAGATAAAGCTAGGGCAGCAGGGCTTTGGTAGCGACAGTGTGCGCACAAGCATCGTGCAGAGCAGCAACAGGTGGGACGTTGATATGAGTGACGTTGGTTTTAACGACCGAGTCATTGACGTTACCTTTGCGCCCAAGGACGGAGACCGTGAGGAACTACGCAGCCTTGTGTACCGCCTTGTCGTCAAATCTGAGACGCACGAAGCAGAAAGATCAGTAGATCATCACGTGCAGCGTCTACGCCCCGTAGACGGCACACAGCGCTGGCAGATCGTGTTAGACGGCAACAGGCGCAACAACGGCATCTGGCGTGGCAAATTCTACCTGTACGCTGCTGGTAGGGGCTCGCTGAAGATCAATATTTTGACTACAATATAAACTGAAAGGATTACACATAATGACAAGACTTGTATTTAACAGAGACGGAGGCAAGACCGACGAGTACGGCCACATGATTGGCTTTAGCTGGCATATCCAGGGTGATGTGCTTGGCGGCCTCGTAGTAACGCCTACCGACGTTCCAGGTATGTCTGTGAAGGTAGATAGCGGTATTGCAGCCCTACCACGTAACAGCGGCGGCAAGATGTACCGTATCTACTGTGGACTAGACGCGCCAGAGACTCTAACTATACCAACCGCTAACACGAGCAACCCGCGTATCGATACTGTAGTGCTTTACGTTGATATGAAGGTTACGCCAACAACCGGTGTGACCAATAACAGTAACAACATGTGCAAGCTCATGGTCGTGCAGGGTGCGCCATCAAGCAACCCACAAGGCGCTAGTGAAAGCCAGATTCAAGCCGCAGTGGGCGCTGGTAACCCATTTATTGGGCTATCCAAGGTACGTGTGGACGCTGGCGTTACGCAGATCACCTACGACAAGTGTATTGACATTCGCGACTTTGCATCGCCTGGCTTTGTTGACGGCCGCTGGATGAAGGAAAAATCAATCAACTATAAGGGTTACGGTGATAGCAGTATCGGCCGCAACGCCATAGATTGGACGCAATTCAATGAGAACAAATATTCAACATCAGAAATTAATACCAACAAAACATTTATCGACGGCAAGCCAATCTACCGCAAAGTGTTCAGATTTAACACAACTGGAAATGGCCAAGAAAACGGTTTTGCCGACGGTACATTTGCTATGGTGGATAGCCTCATTAATTTTGATGCTGTTCTTAACATGGCTAATGGTGAGCGCTATCCGAACGGTTACACCAACCCGGCAGCCCCGAGCTTGCAGTACTTCCAGGCAAAACTCGCAGTCTATAACGGTGTGCAACAACTCCGTTACAACACCCGGTCAGATGGCACAGCCCTAGTGATCATGGAGTACACAAAGAAATGAGCGAACTAGAGCCAATGAATAAGTACGAGGTTAAAGAGGCTATCGACGACGCCATACAGAAGCACGAGGCGCGCAAAGAGGGCAACTTTGTACCTATTTACGCCCTTGACCTGTACAAAAAGGATATTGAGGCACAGATACGCGAGCTAGATGGTGAGATTAGAGACTTGAAGGCTGACGCGGCAGACGCAAGAGACCGTAACCGTTGGCTGTTTCGCCTCGTAGTCGGTGCTGTGATCACCTCTTTTATTCCCATAGCCATTGCGCTATTGAGTAGGGGGAGCGGGGGATTACTACGATGAGCAAGGTTAGACACTTTGTAAATTGGTTGAAGCGAGACAAACTGCTAAAAGCCCTATCAGTTGCAATGGTGTTTAGCCTGGCCTTTAGCGGCTACACGCTATTTAAAAGCCTTACACTCCAGCCTGGGCAGTCCGTCACTATAGGTGGCGGCGCAAAGGTTGAGAAGCCTATTACAAGCATCACTAATGCTCAGGTAGACAAAGACGGTAATTTGGTTGTCTACTACTCCAACGGCGAGGCTCGCAATGTAGGGTCGGTTATAGGTACAAACGGTAAGGATGGTGCAGATGGCAGGACTCCCACCGCTACAGAGATAGCGGTGGCGGTTAAAGCCTACTGTCTCACCAATAAATGTTCAGAGTCCCCTACTAGCGCACAGGTGGTGTCTGCTGTAGCATCATACTGTGCAAGCGGAAGCTGTAAGGGGAGCGACGGCAGAAGCGCCTCCGACGAGCAAATCGCGGTCGCTGTAGCCAAGTACTGTGCGAACGGTAAGTGTAAAGGTGAGACTGGAGCGACTGGGGCAACGGGGGCTGCTGGTGTAGCAGGGCTGAATGGCACAAACGGGGTAAACGGTGTAGACGGCCAAAGCCCCGTGTTAGCTTGCGTGGACACTAAAGATAACTCTGGTAATCAAACATCATGGATAGCCTGGAAATACCCGAGCGAGCAGAATAGCGCGTATAGGCGTTTGTACAAAATTAGTCACCAATCCGATTGTATAACAATTTAATTAAATGGAGGTTTGCAATGGAACTTGCAAAACAACTACTTAACAAACACACTAAACTTGGGCGCGCAGTTCGTACTGGCCTACAGGTCGTACTCGCCGTGTTGACCGCAGCGCTTGGCCTATTGGCTGTGCCGGGGCTCGAGAAGCAGCTTTTTGACCTTGGTTTTCTGCCGAGCATGGGCCTGTTTGCTACCTGGAGCGGTGCTATTAGCTACGTTTGGAACTTGGCCGAGAGCATCTACAAAAGCATCTACGCTGACGACGAGACGACGGAGGCTAAATAATGGCAGTAGATGCAAACGCACAAGACTGGGCAAGCAAGCGTATCGGCATCTTTTTCCCTGCTGGATTAGCTGACAACACCGAGGGCGTACTGACTGGCCAATGCGTCTCGCTCATTAAATGGTTTTTGGCTGAGATGTGCGAGAATGTACCGCGGCCATTTGCCGCTCGCGGTGACGCCAAAGACTTTGGCAACACACTCGTAGCACAGGGCATTGCTGATCATGTCGGTGACCTAAAGCGTGGCGATATTATCGTCTGGCCATACGACGGTGGCGGCTACGGCCACATCGGCGTTTACATGGGCGACGGCACTGTGTTTGAGGAAAACGTAAGTGCTAGCGGCCAACGTACTGCTGATTACGGTGTAGGCACTGTCTACAGCGCTAATGTCTCACCAATCGACGCACCTTGGCGTATTGGTGGCTACAACATTTACCGTGTCCGTAGCTATGTTGAGAACATCGTGCGCACCCGTGACCGCAGCGATGAGGTAAACTACCTTAACGGTTTGTATCACAGGGTACTTGGCCGTGACGTAGACGAAGGCGCGAAAAGCCACTACCTAAAGCAAATTGATGCTGGCTGGAACTGGCAGCAAATCGAAGAGGACTTGGCCAACTCGCAAGAGGGCCGCATTGTACGCCAACGCCGCGAAGAGGAAGCAGAAGCTGGCCGCAAAGCTATCCAGAGCCAAATCGATGAGATTAACCGAATCTACCAGCGCGTATTAGGCCGTGAGGCCGACGAGGAAGGGCTAAAGCACTACCGAGGGCAGATTGCCCAAGGCTGGGACTACGGCGCAATTGAGCGCGATTTGCTGGCATCTGAAGAGTACCGACAGCGCCAAGAGGTTATTACTCGAGCAGCACACGAGGCTGAGGCCCGTGCAAAGGCTGAGGCGGAAGCTAAAGCAGCAGAAGAGGCCAAGGCCGCAGAAGCTGAGCGTCAAAACCGTGCAGCTATTCCTGAGCCTGAAGCGCCAGAGACTCCAGCCGAGCCAGAAGCTAAAGAGGACGACAAAGCAGACGAAGACCACAAGATGCTTGTATCGATCCATAGCATGGTGCAATGGCTTGTAAACGCCATCCGTTCTATATTCCATATTAAGTAGTTGTGTATATCACACTGCCATTGGTAAAATAGAGGTACGACGTTTGAGTTATTCGCCCCCCTATGGGTACGTCGCAGTCCTGGTTGTCTCGTCCTTTCTCCAACCAGGCAACACGCCCCGCCGTTTTGTTGTGTTTCCGGCGGGGCTTTCTATTGATTCGAAATAATCATGTGCTATAATTGAGCTAGTGGAGGGTTTCGGCCTTCCAAGTACCTTGGTTTCCACAACCACTTTACCCTCTTTTCAACCCCTGCTGATGTAGAAGACAGCAGGGGTTTCCCATTTTCTAGCCCCTAATAACAGTAAAGTGTTCTTCTGTGTCCACGTATACCGTGGCTTTATTTATATGGTGCTCATCCATTTCGGCCTCTATTTGTTTGGCGGCGTCGCTATAGTCGTACATGTCGACAACCTCGCCCTCCGACTTGAAATAAAGCACACCATCTCTATCTTCTACGTGCGCATAATGCATAAAACGCGACGTATACAGCACGCCATAGCGTATTTGTTCTTTGATAGTCAAAGCTATATATCCTTTCTGTTTACCTTTATGTTTCTATAGTACGCTAGCGTCGTGCATAATGCAATAGAAAAAGCCGACATTATTGCCGGCTTTGTTCATTGCCTGTGGAAAACTATAGATAGGCTTTTGCTAGTAGGTATGTAGCAATAGCTACGATGATAACACCAATAGCGCTACCTATTGCCTCGCCTTTCGACTCTGCTTTTAGGATTTTAAATGTATAGGTTACGCCAGTGAATATGGCACACAAGACGTAAAACCATACAAACACCTTTACCAAGTCAAGTGTGATCGTCATTATATCTTCTCCGTGTAATTGCCATGATGGGCTTTATTATTTGTGTAGCCGAGCGCCGCAAGGACATGCCGGCCAAGGTAGTGCAAGTACCGTACAGCGCCATCTGACGCGTCCTGGCTCGTCTCATAAGGCCGTGTGGAGTGTGAAAGCTCCAGCGAGCCATCATACACCACCCAGCCCCATTTGCCATCTTTAAACTGCTTTATTTGGACGTTCACATTACTTTGTGGTGGCTTAACGTTAGCGGCAGAGAGTGGGTTAGTATACATACTTAACACCCGCTTTGCCAAATCTGCGCATTGTCTATTGTCTGTCATTGTTAAAACTCCGGTATATTGTCAAAGTCAACTGGCCCATCAAATTCATCTGGCGTTGGCTGTTCTGGTTTTTTATCGATTGATGCTAGTAACTGCTCGAGCGTAGCCCCTTCGATTCGGTTTGCTACCTCTTTTAGCTTAACCACAGTTACCTTGCTTGGGTCGAGTACAGCCCCCTTGCCGCCAATAGCGGCACCAAGGATGGCTTTGCGGTCTTCGTCGCTCGTCACGCCCTTTGCGGCGAGTCTCTTACTCACTGCTACAATCTGACGCACACTAGCCATCACTGGCTTTTGCTGCTTTGCCGCAACCTCTGGCGTCTGGCTGTCCGGGTCTTCGTCACCCTTGCTACTAATGTTAAACTGGCGCATCAAGTAGTACTTTACGGCTGCTGTAGCTGCCTTATTGGTAGCCTTGTCGCCGTAGTCGGCTGCCTCACCCTGCCACTTAACGACAAAACGATCGTCTGGCTTGTCGGCGTTTACCACTGTAAATTCAAAGTGACATACAGTGCTCACACCAGAACTACCGCGGCTTGTCGTGATAGCGCTGCGCTCCTGCTCGACCATGCTTGGAATGAGCACGACACCGTACTTACTGAAAAGCTCACGGAACTTACCAGCGATGGTTTCGTACTCGATATATTTGTACTTTTGCTGTTGGTTGTTGCCGTCTTTGGCAATAACCCCAATCTCGCCAGTTATCTTGGCAAGCTTTTGGTAAAGGTTTAGCTGTTGTGTTTCAGCCATATCTTGTCCTTTCGTTTTATATTACGTTTCTATTGTATATCAACGTCGTGCATAAGTCAAGCAAAATGGCTGGTTTTATTCAGCCATTTGCTCGATCCATTCCGGTAGCGGCTCATCCTTGTGCCACCGCTTCCATGCCGCAATCGTCGCCTTTTTTGTGTTCATTTTGTATCGTTTTTGTGATTGTTTTGATTTTTGTGCTATCTTTTTGTAGTAGTTAGGGTCGCTGTTTAGCAGCTTTTTGGCTCGCTTTTGCCCTGGTGTCATTAAAACACCTCCTCATTATTGTTAGTGTCTATTTTGTAGTTTTCAAATACCGCCTCATACTCTTGCACTAGTTCAAACCGATGCTTGGTATGTATACCCCCTGACAGATATTTATCAACGATTCCTGCCGCCTCGTCGTAGCCGCAAGCAAACGTAGCGTAGTAGCCGCGCTTTAACAGCTCCAGCAACATAGCCGCCTGCTCTTCGTAGTGCCTATTTGCCCAGTCGCCAACCCTACGTACCTTGTAGTCGCCCTCTCGCACCTTGCTGCCAGTCCTGCGAGCGTACAAATGTACATCCTCGCGCTTTAGCTCGATGAGGAGTCCATGTAGCCCGTTTACCGGCTCTAGTATCGTTAGGTCTGGATACCCGCGCCCACTCTGTAGTCGTTTATTCTGTGCGGACTGGCCTATAGTCATCTTAAGGCCAGCGGCGTAGTCTGTGTGAAATACCGCAAACGGCCACTTAATCTTTATGTGGTCTGCTACTCGTGCGTGTATACTCGCCTCTGCTTTTGCGCTTTTTGGCCTTCCCTGCATAGCTCTCCATTTCTTCAAGGATATACCTTGGCTTTAGGTTACTTGGTAACTTTTTCCAGTTCAGTGACTGTTTAATGCGCTTTTTGAATAGTCGTAGGTACATTACAGTTTCTCCAGTTTAAACACGCTTGTGTAGTTCTCTACATATTTTGCGTCGTTAAGCTCTTGAATATCCTCGTCACTCAGTACGCCTGACTCTTTAAGTTCTTTTACAAGCTTGTCTGCCGCCTTAACGTCAACCACACTGATAGAGTCCATAGCGTCCTCGTCAAGGTACTTTTTGAGCGTAGGCTTGTGGTATACGTACTTGCTGGCACGACTAGAGAACTTAAACGTATAGCCGTTGCCGGCGTCCAGCTCCTCGTCGTCGCCCATTCTTACCAACATATCCTCTTTGATATGCTGCTTCATCCTACGAGCCATCGCTTCCATCTGTGTGAGATAGTCGTAGGCAATAGCGGCCGACTCTGGTGTGCTGGCGTCTACCTCACACAGCTCACCAGTCGCTTTGTTTACGTCTTGGATCATTTATAGCCTCCCCAATTCGTCCAATATTTTATCTTTGAATATTTCAACGGCAGCGTACACAAGCGTGACACTGTCGTCGTCAAATTCTTTAACAAAAGCTATTGTCTTGGCCTCTACTTCGTCCATGTCAATTTCGACACCTTCCACCAGCTCTTGTACTTTGTATTTAGTTAGTAACATTCGTCACTTCCTTTGGCGTCGTATTAAGTTTGATCTGTTCGATCCATTTGTCTACCATTTCTTTGTGTTGTTTGGGTGTTTGGATTTTGATTTGGTAGTAAAGCGGGTCGCCATACTCGTAGTAGTCACTGTCGATGTATGTCTCCCATGTTTCGCCGTCAATCTTTTTCCACCCGTCCTCGTCGAAAAAAGCAAACTCTTCAAATTCCGCGTGCGCTTCTTCAAATGTTGGCTTTTTGTCAAATGTAATTACCTTATCTATCATTGGTATCTCATTGTCATGCTCACTGTATTTACTCAGTGACGAAACGATATACTTACTCATACATTGCCACCTTTGTTGCTAAAATACCCATACGCTCACGCGGTGTTAGCCCGCCGCGCATACCGTACTCTACATCTCCAGTCATTAGCGCATCTGCTAGACACTCACCCTTAACCGGACACTCTGCGCAAATCTTACGCGCTGCGTTGTAATTGTCGTACCCGTTGTAGTCATCCACATACGCTTTGTTTTGTGGGAAGAAAGCTTCCGGGTCTGTCTGTGCGCACAGTGCGCTGCCTCGCCATTTTTCCATATTCTTTTACCTTTCTACTAGTTCCCTTCCAATCATTGTAGTTGTCATTATTAAACTGTTTATAACCACAACTATTGCAAGTCCCTGGATTTTATCACTAATGTTAAATAGTTTACATATAAACATAGCCACAACTGCCGACGAGGACATAGCGACTAGAGATAGAACAAACACTACAAGAAATAATAAAATTAGTGCTGTAGTTTCTTTTCTTCTATGATTCATTATCGCAACCTACCAACCATAAATATCTTTAGGTCGTCGAGGATTGCTGGCTCGCCAGCGTTTGGATCAACACCATCGATAAAAGCTTCGTTCAAAGTCTTTATGAGCCACTCTCTGGTAATCTCCATAATCTCGTCTGCCTTCATGCCATTGTTGGTTGATTTGTCTAGAATCTCTAGGATTTGCTGTTTCACTCCCACTCTCCCATCTTCTCGCCGTAATCAATTGTTAGGTCTATAGCCTTTTCAATGTCTGTGATTGCTTCAGCTAGTTGCTTGCGGTAGTACTGCGGCCGTGCAAGCTCTTTGATAAGCCAGTCTTGCACTTCTCCAAGCAGCGCTACTGCCTGGTCTACAGTTTTGACACTGTCGTCGCCATCGTTACTCTTTAGGTCTTCAAGCACTTTTAATCCTTTCTACATTGGTTATTCGATATGAGAAAATCATACCCTTTTGTTGTTCAAGCTTTTTGAGCGCTTCGCGAGCGCCTTCCGCTTCAGTCACAAACTCTCGTGGCTTTTCGCGTTGGCGCTGGCGAAACATGATTGTGTACTTGTACATTACATCTTCACTTGCTTTGTGATGGCGTTGCGCACACCAGCTGTGTATCGCTTTGCCTGTACACTATCTAGCCGGCGGTTGATGGCGTCCACGATGGCCTCGCGGTCGCTAATCTCTGCCAGCATCTGGTCTTTGTAGCTCTGTAGCTCGGCCTCGGGCAGTCCGTCCACTACCTCTTGCATTTCAAGCATCGTATCTTGGACTTGCTCAGTCTCTGGCGCTTGCCAGTCGTGCGGCTCAGGGTGTTCGCCCTTAATGACTGTCCGTGGAATTGCAAACGATTGTACGCCGTCTCCCAGCGCCGCGCTGTTACGCTCAGCCAGCAACTCCTCTGGCGATGGTGTATCAATCATCATGTCATTGTATTGCCCGATGTGTTTTTTGTACTCTGTCATACTTTCCTCAGTTTCGTGTTTACAATGGCCGCGCAAGTGATCACTCAGTGTGTCGAACTGCGCCCACTTGTCGTTTGTTTCTTGGTTTAAGTTTGGTGTGTTGTAGTTCATTCGTTCCCCTCATTTGTCATTCTGTCTATTACTGTTTTTAGGTTACCCGCTGCGCCCCCCAAGTGGATGATTGCGCTTTCGAAAGACACGGTTATATCTTCATCCCAGTCTTTCGTTAATTGACGCGCCCCCTCTAGCGCTGCCGCCATGTACTGTAGCTGCCCCGTGTAGTCTTTTAACTTCAGTCGTAGCTTCGCCTTATTTACTGCCACGGTTAATCTCCAGTGCTCGCTCGTGTACTTTGCGCTTGTGCTCTTCCTTGTCGAGCTTGAGCGACTCTTTGAAAGCCTCCCATTCAATCTGCGCCTTTTCCTTCTCAGCGCGTCGTTTCTCTCTCCAAGCTGCGTACTTTGGGTTGCGCTTTGCAATGTAGTCTGAAGCTGTCATACAGATGTATGTGACAACAAACAGCACTACAAGTAGAAGTACTATTGGTGAGGCTAGTAACGGCAAAAAGAGGATCAGTAAGATAATAATCAGTAACGGCATATTATCGTACCACCTTACTTGCTAGTCTGTCGTTTACGTCACACTCACAGAACAGCCAAACATTGAATGATGCGGCTGCGATGAAAAACACAGCCAAAATATTAAATTGTATGATTGCCATATAGGCCAGCGTAAGTGACGCTACACACCCGACTACAGCGGCGATTTTGCCGATAGTCGCAATTACTTTTGCTTCCATAATTACTTTATCCTTTCTTTTAAAAGTTGTTTTTAAACCTGATTGTTAAGTTGCAAAGTTCGTCTTGCTCTCGCCCCGTTTGCTTATGTACTTATCATAGCGCAACGTCGTGCATAATGCAATAGAAAATACCGACAATTTTGCCGGTATTTATCTAAAAGCTGTGGATAACTCTATCCCTGGATAAGATGCATCCTTCTACCTCTGATAGTGTTGCCCACCTTCTCCTCTTCCTCTGCGCCTTGCACAAAGACACGGACATAGTCCACCTTCATCTCTTGCGGTAGCATCTCCGCTAGGCCAGCAATCCACGGCCCGCGAAATTCTAGGCCGACGTGCGGCTGCCATTCAACACCATCAAACGGCTTGACACCTGTCATGATTTGGCCGTTGATAGTCTCACCTGCTATGATTTTTTCTAAAACAACCTCACCGTCGTAGATAAACTTTATGCGATCCTCTTCAATTGAGAAGGCATACGCGTGAAAGCTGTCTACACCAATAATTTGCTTTTTAAATGTGCCAGTAATAAAGCTACCGCGAGCTATACCGCCACAAACGTACTCACAAGCAATAAAACTACCATCATCTTGTGGTGATGAGGTAATAGTAACCTCCATGCGCTTTAGCCAGCTGTCATACTCTTTTGGAATTGTTGGCACGAGTTTGAATGTCGAGGACATCCACCGGGATTTGGTAGGCAGCGCCATACGCGCTTCAAAGTACAAGATACCTGAAAACTTTTTGACGCTCTGAATGGCGGCAGAGAAAAAGTCGTAGGCCGTGCCGTTGACGACCTTGCCTGCGTCTCGCGTCGCCTTAAATACTACCGAACCGTCTTCAACCCGGCCATTGGTGTCAAAATTCATGTATGACTTGCGCTGCGTTACAATCTCACCACCTTCAATTGGTCGCCATTTTGATTTATCTAGTGTTGATCCTTTAAACTCATCATTAAATACTGGAGTGTACCCGTTTGTTTTCCAGTTAAAAGCTCCGTCTGGTATATCCATTTCGTTACTTTCCTTATTAAACTCTAAAATTATTAAATGATACCATACTCATATAATAACCGAACCAATACAAAACAGCCACCCTCGCATAGTGGCTGTTTCGTTATTTGTCGGGCTATCTACTTACCGAGCGACTCGTATACCTGCTTGGCATACACTGCACGGTTACCCTCGAGCCCATATCGCTCCCACTGCTTAAATCCGAGCAGGAGGCCTTGCGGTGTCTCATTAGGATCACGCAAGCGGCCCGCTAGGCTTGGGTACCCGCCCTTCGCGGCGTCCCGTGGCATTTCTACGTTTACAGCCCATATAAGCTGCTCACGCAAGCCGCAAGGCATATCTACGCGCCTACCTGGATGCCATTGCGCCAACCCGTCGGCTACTCCGCCATCGCCTCGTACACCGCATGGTGTTACGTAGCTTTCAGCGATAAAGTTGCCGACAAGATAGGCCGCACCCATCTTGGTGAGTCCTAGCTCGCGTAAGATGGCCAGTGTCTCATTGATACGAGATACTGGAACTTTGGCGTGTGGCGACACCGACACTGTCCATGCTCGCGCTTCAGCTTCTGCTGCTAACTTGGCTTGTAATGCTGCTTGCTCTTTAGCTTGGTTTTCTGCGTCAATCTTGGCTTTAGCCTCGATTTGTTGGCGCGTCTCCACTCCAAGCTTTTCGAGCCGCTTGGCTATCTCGCCTTGCTGCTGCTTGCTTTCTGGCGTTGCTTCGTACTTTGTCGATGCTGCCGATTTGTTGATGTGAGGTACTGCCATTAAGGCTAATAGTATTGCTATGATTCCGGTCACGGCTTTCACTCCGTCCGTCATCCTTTCCCACCTAATCTTACTCATAAGCGGCACTAGGTGATTATTTTTGTGCCTTCCATAGCATAGCAGCTGTCTGGAAGGCTGCAACAGCACCCAAGAACGTAGCGGCGTATACCATGAATTTAGGAACTGGTACAAACCATACTGCAATGCCAAGTGCGAGGCGGGCTACCAAATCGAGGATGGTAAGGCCCTTTGCAAATGGTTTTGTAACCTTATTAATGATATTTGTGTTTGTTGTGTTAGTGTTTTTAGCCATTGATTTTGTCCTTTCTTTTAATCTTTAGCTGGTCTTATAGTAGCATGCACGACGTTGAGAGTCAACACTAAAATCAAATTTTATAAAAATTCCTGTGCCGGGAGCTATTTTCTATAGGGCCATCCGTGGCCCGCGTATAGGGCCATTTTGTCCACTAGATCATGGTCTATAGGGCCATTTTGTCCATTTATAGGGCCATCCGTGGCCCACATAAGTTAGATACAAGTAGGGCATTAATTTAAAGTTCACCATTAAGTTTTCGCGCAAAGCTCGACGTTAGCACAAAACATCCTTATTACGCCCCCTGCGCGGGGGCGTGCCAGCAAGCTGGCGGTGTGTAAAAGAAAATATAAAAATGTGTTGACTTAATTGTTTTAGTGCGATATACTGAATGTAGCATCGATAGTAAGTTTATGGGGGGAGACGTAAACCGCTTACCGCTTATCGATGCAACCCCATAAATCGGTAGGCGGTTTTCGTTTCCAGAAAGAGCAACTAATGGAGAGTAACAACAGCAAATACATCAGGTTTTACCGAACGACATATGCACCACTCGTAAATGCGTATCTAGCAGACGGCAGAACTTGCAACCATACAATCGCAAATCTTTACACCTTAATCGAGCAACTAGCTGAGAAGAAAGGCTATTGCTTTGCCACTAATGAGGCGTTGGCAGAAGAGCAAGGGTGTAGCATCCGCACATTAAAGCGCCATCTGAGCCTTCTAAACAAAGCTGGCTGGGTACATGTAGAGCTTCACGCCAGTAAGGGCATTAGAAAACGCAAGGGCATCTATCCACTACTGACAGTGGACAAGGACGCCCGTAAAGTTTACAAGCAAGATGGCACAGAGATTGTGCCGGTAGAATGGGATAAGGCGTACAAAGAGGACGCAGCCGTCAAGGACGACTACACATATGAGGATGAGCCCGCTACTATAGATACTCCAGAAGAGGAATTGCTGGACAATAAGCTAGACGACAAGCCATTACCGGAATCTCGCAAAAAACACACCAAGAGCTACAACAAAGATGAGCATGACGAGATGTTTATGAACAGCCCGTATGAGCTACAGCGCGCACATATTGACTGCTTGCGCAAAAATGGCGACTTTGCGGCAGCTGCCCGTTTTGAGGAGATGATGAGCGAGAGTAGTGTAGAGCCGCAAGAGCAGCAAGACGTTGAGCCGCTACCAGCAGCCACCACTGTCGAAGAGCTTTTGCTAGAAGAAAAGCCGGTAGTCACAAACAGAG